AACTGAGCAGTATCTCGCTCTTGTTGAGTAGATCCCTGAATATTGATAAAGCTCTTAATTGTCTTACGTGGAGCCTGACCAAGCATAGCCTGTTCTAGGAAGTATGCGATACCTTCAGGAGTAAGTATATCTTTGAAATTAGATACAAGCGTAATCGCATTTGTTGCAATCGTCTTCTCTTGTATCATACGAGCAAGCTTAGGCTTAACGTTAATAACCGCATTAAGGGCCATTTGCTGGATAGTAATAGACGAATACTGCCCAAGATTTGTAACGGCGAACTCTTGCTTAGGAGAATACGCTACTCGGTTTGCGATGCTCTGACGAGCGATTTCTGCATACAGGTGCATAATAGCATTCTGGTGAGTAGAAAGACCCTGCGCTACTGCACCGATTGCGTTACCAGCCTCTGCTGCTGATGCACGATCGCCCATAGCCTGCAAAGCGTCGAACTGATCATACGCATGCAAGTCTTGGATAATCGTATTGGTTAAATACTGAATCTCAGAATCGATTGGCGTGTAGTCGTACTGGAAGTTAATAGAATTGATGTCACCCTGGATGTCATCCATGATGATGCCCATAACGTTAAGAACGTTTTCGATCGAGCGAGCATCAGCACCATTTGTTTCGATGCGTAGAATAGCAAGAAGTTTGCTGACATGTTCACGTTTAGCGCGCCATGCACATAGAGTGTCATGCAGATCTAGTAGCGGAGCAACAGGCGGCATCGGATATGGCAACGCGTCTCTACCTTCAAGATTTTCATACTGGAATTTAAGAGGACAATCGAGATAGAAATCATCGATCCGATATGTTGTCTTATCTGTGATTGGATTATAGATTGGGAATGCAATCTTGCGGCAGAACGCATTATGGTTTGCCGAAATCACGAAGCGACGGTTAATAATCTTAAACTCGATCTTTCTATCGAGATCGTACATAACCGTAAGCTCAACATCATCACCGTTGTATCCGCTATTTGTCTTAGCTTCAGGATCCTGTGCAAAAGTCTTATACCAGTTGAGGTTATAACAGTTACGAAGATCGTGATCGTATTCTGACCAGTTCGCCATATACTCGCGACCTTGAAGGCTTGGGCTAACAGCCAATTTGTTCATATCTTGGACATATATTTCTAGGTCGTTTAAGTCGACAATCTTCTTATCCTGGTACTTAATTCGCTTATCTAAAACACCATTCTTGTTGAAGATAGAACGATCAGGAACTTCTAGATTAGGGTTGATCTCATCAAGGTCATGCTCAAGAATCTTCTTAAGCTTAGCAAAAGAAATCATTGTAGAATAGCCACGGAAACGCTCTTTGCCAGTGGAAGAATACATAGTATCAAACCACACGTTCTTTGGATGAACGCGGTAAATCGTATTCTTATCTTTTTCAGGACAATATTTAACCAGCACAGCAGCTAAACCATAAAGAGTAAGATCGCGTGAAAATGTCGACGAGAACTGCTCTAGGTTATTCTCGATATAGTCCTGCTCGCATTTTGCTGCGAGTAAGTCTTCTGTCTCATCGTCTACAAGCATATACGGATCATTGATCTGATACTCGTATCGATCAACACCGCTAGCCATCTGGTTGGCTCGGTTACTAACTGCACGACGGATCGTGAAGTCACGACCTTCTGGCACGCAAAGACATCTAGCACGCGTGTCTGCATCTATTTCTGTATCTGGTACGCCATTAAGATTTGATGCGATTTCTTCTTGATATAAATTCTTACAAGGCTTGCCTAGCATTGCCAGGTTGGCACGGTAAATTAAGTTCTGGTACTCATTGCGAGCCGGAATGCTTTCATACAGCCACTGAAGAGGATAGCTGGCTGCCTCGTCCCACGATATATAATTCTTTGAGCTCATACCATTATGGTATATTATTCGCTACCTGTTTTCTTGTTTTTGGCTTCAAGCCTTTCCATAATATCGAATAATGCTGCCGCTGTTTTGTTCGCACTATCAGTCGTTTTGTTATATTGAACGATTGCAGGATTAGTGTATACATTCTTTCTGCCCTTAACATATTCCTTTGTTACGAGAGATCCCTCTTCCTGTAATGATTTTTCAAGATCATCGAGAATAGCAAGCTGAACTTGGTATCTCCTTAAAGTAGTCAAAAATAGAACATTCTTTTTTGCTCCAGTTCTTTCTGCCATTTTCATCAGTTCATCAATCTGAGAAACGGGCTCTTCATATTCATCCATTTATTTTTCTCGCTTTCTCGCCAGTATAGTCTTCCCAGCGCTTAATTATTATTCCACAATACTTTTCGTCCAACTCCATCGCTCGGCACTTTCTTCCTAGTTCCTCACATGCTATGAGCGTAGACCCTGCACCACAGAATGGCTCTATCACTATGTCTCCCTTTTGAGTAAGAGCGGCTATATATTTCGCAGGAAGTTCTACAGGAAACATTGCTGGATGACCGTATTCTGATGACTTTCTTTCTGTCTCAACTTTCACTACAGAACTTATCTCTTGGACTGTTTCAAGTTTCTTTTTCTTGAAAGAAAAGTTCGCAGTAGAACCAGATATTTTAATCGACCCATCAGCCTGTCTTACTTTTTTAGGTCTTATAGCAGCTATAGATGCTGTCTTTTTATCTTCAGTCAGATTTAATTCTTTCGGATTATCACCGAATACGAAAATCCATTCGTGCCTTATAGGGAACATAGCATGTTGCTGTCCTACACTACTAGCTGCCATCTTATCCCATACGTTCCACGATAATAATTTATATCCGGCATCTTTAGCTTCTTGTATGTATTTGTCCCAATACAGAACAAGATCATTGTTTTTTCTTACTATACCTAAATTGATACATTGGTATGGCGCGAAATCTCTATATGCAGGAATAAATTTTATGATATCTTCTAGCGCTAATTTTTTGCCACCACCATACTCTCTAAGATCCAAATATGGAGGAGATGTAAAAAGAATTTCACCTGTTTCTCCATCTAACAATTTTTTAACATCGTTTGAATCAGTCGAATCACCGCACATCAATCTGTGATTACCAAGTTCCCAAATGTCTCCATAAGAAACAGTTACACATGATTCTTCTGGCTCCTTAAAGATATCTTGTTTCGTTTTTATAGAAAAACTTCCCTTCAAGGAATCTAAGTTGAATCCAGTAAACGAGGTATCATACTTACTACTATTCAAACTTTTAAGTTCTTCAACAAGTTTATCATAATCCCATCCGCTCTCATCAGAGAGTTTGTTGTCCGCAATGACATAAGCCCTTTTCTGTTCGTCAGTAAGGTCGTCAACTATCAGGCATGGAACTTCGGTAATACCAGCTTTCTTAGCACCCAAAACTCGTCCGTGTCCAGCAATGATTGTATAGTTTTCGTCAACAACGACAGGAGACATCCATCCAAACTCTTCCAAAGACTTCGCTATTTTTTCTATTTGTGATCTAGAATGCGTACGAGAGTTGTTCTCATATGGCTTTAGCTCTTCTATGTTAATGGTTTTATGAGTTCTCATAATATGAATATAGCATACAAAGAAAAGACCCTAGCCGCACAAGGTAGGGTCTTCATGAAAAAGAAGATATAGAAAGGAGAGAAGCTGTCTCTCCCTATTTCTATTATAATATATGCCAACCTATTTTGCGCTCACCAGTTAGACCTCTTTGGTCCAAACTAGCAGCGTATATTGCTAACGACATAACAAGATCGTCGTGTCCTTTTCCTTGAGCCTCCATCTTGATAGTTCCGCTTCTGTTTCTCTTCTTAACAAATCTGCCAAGTTCATCAATTGTTTCTTTGTCATGCAAAATCACTTTATCGTTATCGAGCATAAGCTGAATACGGTTTATCATGTTCTCTTTCGTGGACACAGTAGTTCTTATTCCAGGTTCTTTCTTCGCTCTTTGAGAATCTGTCTGATAATACCAGTTGTAATACCTCTGCGCCCTAATAAGCAGGACTAATGATTCTGCGATGTTGCTCTCCGGACATAACTCAGCTCTGTTATATAGCTTAGCCATACATAGCACTAAATCAGCGCAGTCTTCAACAGATACTCCGCGAACATGTAGCACAGCTACCTGCTCGTTGTTCCTTATCCTAAAAACATGAGCGGCAAAGAAGTCTGATTCGCTTGAATTAGACGCGATTGGATCTATCGATATTCTGTATCTTTCTCCAATCTCTGGATTCTTGAATATAACGAACGGTGCCTCACCGCTCTCATCTAAATTAGCTGAGACTTGACCAGTCTGCACATCAGTTACAAGTCTATAA